CATTGACCTTGGCGCGAGGCATCAGGTCAACAGGCTGGGATCAGCCAGGCATTCCAGGTAGATGCGGATGCGCGCGCCCACGATCAGCGTCGCAGCAGCAGTCTGCACCTTCAGGCCAACGCCGCGGTCGCCGGAGGTGGCCAGCAGCGCCAAGCCGGCCTTCTGGTTGCCCTGCACCATGCCGCCAGCCTGGGCGGTGGTGTCGGCCGACAGGAACTCGGTGCCGACGGTGCGGGTGTTGTCGCTGCCGTCGCCGGCGCGGCCGGTCATGATGCCGCAGTCGAACTTGATGGTCGGGGTGCCGTTCGAGTCGCAGTCATCGAACATCAGTTGCGGCTGCCGGCACGGCACGGTGTAGGCGGGGATGCCGGCCATTTCGATCACGTCATTCACCGCAAGGCCCGCGGGGACGATGAATTCGCCCACCAAGACGACGGGGTGGACGGCGCTGGTCGGTTCGGCCAGCGGCTTCTTGGCGGCGACCTGTTTGGCCTGATAGATATTCGGCATGTCAGATGCTCCTTGCTGTCAGGGTGGCGGCGATCAGATCGTCGCGCCAGGGGCCAGGGTGTAGGCGGTGTCCACGGCGATGACGCCGTAGTCCTGGGCGGCGGCGCCGTTGACCGGGGTGTAGGTGGTCTTGTCGCAGCCCATGGTCAGCTTGAACGTGATCACGGTTTCATTGCCGCGGTCGTTGCTGTCCTCGTCCAGTTCCAGGGCCATGCCGTCCTCCATGCCCTTGGTGCCGTGGGCGACGGCCAGGCCGTTCGCGCCGCAGAACAGCGAGCGCATGGCCAGCACGTTCGCGCCTGCGCCGTAGTCATTGAACTTGGCCAGGGCGTCGGTTTCGTCCACCAGAACGCCGTGCATGTTGCCGGCGCCGCCTTGGAACACCTCGGCGCCCTTGCCCATGACCTGAATCAGGTTGCGCTGGGCTTCGAACCAGCCTTGGGTGCCGGTGTCGGAGCGGATGTCTTCCACGCCTTCAGGCATGGTCACGAGCACCCACAACTCCTTGCCGGCCATGCGGGTCTTGGTCATGCGCACCGGCTTGCCGTCCTGCACACCGCCCAGCATCTTGCGGGCCTTGGTGGCCAGCTTCTGCAGGGCTGCGGCGCTCAGGAGGTCGGTGCCCACGAGGGTGTTCTTGGCACGAGTGCCCAGCGGGCCGATGAACAGGTGATTCGAGTCAGGCGCGCGGTAGGCGTTCGGGTAGCCGGCCCAGCCAATCGGCAGGTGCAGGAATTCCGGGCCGATGCCGCGGCTGCCGCAGCCGGTGGTTGCAAGGTTCTCTTCGTAGAGTTCCTTGATGTAGTCGGTCAGCTTCTCGCGCCCGGTGGACTTCAGGTTGGCGCCCATGCGCTTCGCGTCCATGGCGGTGCCCACGTTGATGCCTTGGCGATGCGTGTTGATGCGCATCTTGTGGGTCGCGAAGTCCAGCCGCATTTCGTTGCCTTCGAGCTTCTGGCCTTCGATGACCGGAGTGCCGCGCAGCTTCGCAACGAGGGTGGTCAGCACTTCATCGCCGGGGCCCGACTCCAAGTCGGTCTTGCGGATGACCATGGCCGTCGAGCCTTCGGAGCCCGTGTAACGGCTGAAATACTGGTTTTTGATCGAGTCCGTGTGAACGGACAACACCCACGCTTGACGCTTCTGCGGGTCGGTGGGCAGGACAGTGGTGCGCATGAATCTTCTCCTGAAGACGCATGACGCACTCCTGCGCGCCGGGGGTGGCTTTGGCCTATCGCTTCGTGATGGTCACGGAGGGACTGGCCTCGATGTTCAGTCGGGCACGCTGGCCAGACTTGTGCAGCAGCGTAACGGTGATTTCCTGAAAAGCAATCCCTCCCGCACCGTTGTCGATTGGCATGCGCATCACGAGGGTCTGGTCACGGCCCAGGTCATGTGCATGCTTCTTGCGCTGGCCTGTTGCGGCCCTGTCTGCTTGTGCGGTGGTCATCGGTGCGGGTGGGTGGTTGCGATGCGTCAGCCGTTGGTCAGTCGTCCAGCATTGCGGCGCGCTGGGCCGGTGTCATGCGCTCCCACATGGCCTCCTTGCCGATCGCATCGGCTGCCAGCAGGCGCTCACCGATGCCCGGGCCATCGTTGGAGCGTTCCGCGCTGGGCATGGTGCGCAGCGAGGGCGGCACGGCCGGCAGGCGGGCCGACTGCCTGGTGGGCGCAGCCGGTGCCGGCGCGGCGGTCTTGCCAGCGGCCGGTGCCGGGCTTGGCGCGGCGGTCACGGCGCTGGGGTTCAGGGCCTTGACCATGCCGTGTGCCTGGGAGATCAGATCTTCGAACGACAGGGCACCGTTGTCGGGATCAGATTCCAGGAGGTCGAGTGCGTTGTTGAACTGCTTCTGGAACTTGGGATTGGCGTCGTAGTTGATGCCCTCGGCTTTGGCCTGGCCCTTGAGCGCGTCAATCTGCCGCATCTGCTGGTTGTGCTCGAACTGCGCATTGGCCTGCACCAGTGCATTCGAGGTGGCGGAGCGCATCAGCAGATCATCGCGCTGGGTGTTCAGCGGCTTCAGCGCGGCCGTCATGGCAGCGGTGTCGATTTCGCCGTCGGACCACTGGCGCTGCACCTCGGCAATCTGGCTATCGATCGTCTCGCGCTGCTGGGTCAGTGCCGCCACGTCCTCGGTGGCGCGTAGTGAGGTGGTGGGCACCTCGCGCGGGGTCAGGTCGGAGACGACTTCATCTGCCGGTGCCGAGGTGGTAGATGCGGCGGCGGGTGCCGCGGCGGTGCCGGTGGTGTCATCGCCCTGGGCCTGCAACGCGGCCAGTTCTGCGGCCTTGGCCTGGTCGCCGTCCACGGCCGCCAGCAGGGCCTCCACCTCGCGGGCCTCGTCCACCTCACCGAAGGGGTCTTCGCCGGCTTCGAGTTGGGCGTTGATGGTCCGGGCAATGGCCTGCTCTGCCGGGCTGAGCATTTCGAGTTCGTTGGCGCCGATCGCGTTGGGGTTTGACATGGTGTGGGGCTCCTACTGGGGTCGGTGGTGCTGGTGGGTCAGGCCTGGGCTTCGCTGGGCTGCGCGCCAGGGTTCACCTGCGCCACCTGCGCAGCCTGGGCAGCCATGTAGATGCCATCTAGGCTATTTGCGATGCCCTCGGCTTTGGCCTGGGCGTTGGTGGCGGCGTCGATGGTGGTCACGCCGAAGCCGATGGCGCTTTCCGCGACGAATTGGGGCGGCGACGTGGTGAACGGGTTGAGCACGGCATGTGACATGAGGGCGTCCACGCCCTTCTGGCTCTCGGCGTCGGTCAGCATTTCACCGGGGTGAAGCATGTCGCTGGCCACCTTCTCGGCCACGGTCTGCTCGGGCTCTTCGTCCACATACACCGTCGCCATGGCCGCCTCGTGCTCGGTGGCCTTGTAGATCTCGGCGTTCTCGTCGTGCACCACCAGCTTGGTGATGCCGTCGATGTCACGGAAAGCGGCCACCTGATTGGGCTCGGTCTGGATCGTGTAGGCCATCACACCTGCGGGCAGAGTGGGCAGGGCCTGGGCTTGCTCCAGACGGCGGGGGAAGGCTGCCAGAACGGCGGCGGCGAGTTTTGCGGCTTTCATCATTGCTCCTGGGGGATGGCGCCATCGGCGCCGGGGGTTTGGATGCCGGCTTCATGTCCGACGAGTGCGCCGGCGTTCTGCGTCGGCATGGGAGGGACTGGTTGTGCGCTTGGTGCGGGCTGCGCGCCAGGCTGCGGGACCACGGCCGCTGGGTCGAAGACCGGGCCGGGCGACTTGTCCTGAAAGCCGACAGACTCCAGCAGGGCATCAGCCATCAGCGCGACGCCAGGGTTCACCTGTGCCACCTGCGCGGCCTGGGCAGCCATGTAGATGCCCTCCAGGCTCTTGGCGATGCCCTCGGCGTCCAGCTTGGCACCCTTGGCGTTGGCCTCGCGGACCTGTGCCTGCAACATGCCGAGTTTGGCGTTGAACTCGGCATTGGCCATGGCCGCGCCCTTGGCCTTCTGCTGCTCCTGCTCGGGCGTCAGCTTGTTGTCGGGCCCGGCCTGGCCGGTCACGTTGCGGATGCGCTCCAGCATCGTCTCCTTGTTCGGGATGTCCGCATACTCGAACACCAGATCGAGCATGGCCGTCACCACCTGGGGCGCCATCGGGGCCAGCTTGCCCAGCAGATCTAGCAGGCCCTCGAACATGGCCCGGCCCAGGTTGGCGCGCCAGGCCTGCTCGCTGACCACGAAGCGGGCGCGCAGCCGGCCCAGGTGGGTGGATTCGTCCTCCGGCTGGTTCAGGGCCAGCATGCTCAGTTGGCCTCGCTCGCCCGTGACGGGGACCACGATTGGATCCACGATGAACTGTTCGGCCACCGACAGGGTGAGCTCGCCCACCATCAGGTCATGCAGCAACAGGCCGTCGAAAAGCTCGGCTGACAGCACGCCGCCCTGCTCCTGCTTGAGGTCGATGGCCTTGCCACTGGCGCCGGCAGTCGATTCGCCGCGGTTCTCGCGGGTCACGCTGCTGGTCTGCGTCATGTTGTTGGCGAACATTTCGACCATCTGCATGTGCACGCGGGCCTCTTCCAGCCCCTTGATCACCTTGAACTTCTGCAGGCCTCCAGTGGCCAGCACCACCACGCCATTCGGGTCGTTCACCTCGTCACGGATCTGCTCGATGTCCATCACTTCGTCATCGATGGCGTCTGCCTCGGTGTGGATCTGCTCGGTGTTGATTTCGTGCATCGCCCGGCTGACGGCCTTGTTGATGGCGTCCTGCTTGTCCATCAGGCGACGGATGGGGCTGTACGGGAATCCTGTGCGCTTCTCCCGGTAGGCCCACATGGGCACGAACGGGATCAGGTTGTGGTCGTAGGGGCTCCAGCCGGAGAACAGCGTATCGAACTCGGTCATGATCGTGACGAGTGGACGCATGCGCGGGGTCTGCGCGGCGCTGTAGTTGTTCTCGGGGGTCTGGTCAGTGACGGGCTCCATCGTCCACGCCTCGATCAGCAGCACGCGCTCTCGGGGGTTGAACATGGCCCCGCTGCCCATCATCGGCATTTCGTCGGTCGGGTCGCGGTCGGCCATGCCGTACAGGGCCTGCAAGTCCAGCAGCGTGCCGGGCACGCCTGCGAAGCTGGTGATCGTGTTGAGGTCCGTGGCGTTCTGGCGAACCTTGATGAGCTCGGTGCGCTTGTTCGGGAAGTGGGCCAGGGCCAAACCCAGGTCGACCACCTTCATGCGGAAGTGGAATGCCCGGTCGCGCAAGTCGCGGCGCTCGGCCAGGCTGTCGTGCAGGTTGTTGCGCCATGGGGAGTAGGCGACGAAGACGGCGCAGTCGGGGTCATCGGGCTGCGCGCCCACCTCGGTCCAGCCGGCGCCCGCCTTCATGGCGTCATCCCACGTGTAGGACCGCTCGAACTGCGTTCTGTTGCTGTCGTTGATCCACTTCAGTAGGGCGGTCTTGTTCTCGGAGTCCTTGGTCGCCTGGGCGTCGATGGACTGGCGCGGCAGGATCTTCGAGTCGATGCGGGTGCGGCGCTCGGTGCCCAACAGCCAGTCGATGGGGGTCGTGATCTGATCCAGCAGCACCACCGTCTGGCCGCGGGCTTCCACCTTGGCGCGCTGCTCGGCCGTGATCTGGTACTGGTCGTAGTAGCCCTCGCATCGGGCCATGCGTGCGCGGTTGTTGGACTGCCGGTAGGCCTCAGACACGAAGATACCCATCAGTCGGTCGTGCCGCTGGCGTTCTTCGAGCGCGTTGGTGGGCTTGGTCGAGACTTCCTCGGATTCCGACGACAACATCAGATGGCCCTCTCGCTGATGACTTTGTTGGGCGAGCCGGCGACGTGCTGCGTCACCTCCCACATCGCCTGGCCACCCACCGGCGCGTCACGCATCGAGCGCGGTGCCAGCGGCATCTGCACGAGGTCATCCATGTATTCCATGACCACATCAATGAACGCGGTGGCTTCCATGGCGATGCTGGCCCGGCCCAGGATCTCCAGCGAATCGGCAGCCTCTTGGTACATCGCCGGCGTGGGCTTGTTGTCGGGGGTTGCCAGGCGGCTGCCGCCAGACCGGAAGCAGCACCACACCCCCATGTCGGCGCTGTTGCCGGTGGCCGACCAGATCATCATTGCGGGCTCCACGCGCCTGGTGTCGGGGTTGCGGGCCCACTCCAGGCTGATGACATAGCCGCGCTTGTGGAACTGCTTCCACGCGCAGGCGCCGCCTACGCGGAACATGGGTTGGCCAGTCGGCCCAAGCAAAGGTATGAGATCCATGGTCAGTTTCTCCGGTCGCGGTTCTTGAACTTGGCCAGCTTCGCCTTGGCCTCGGGGGGCATGAACTTGAAGCCCTGGGCGAACTGGCGGAATGCATCGGCGCCGTGCGACGCCCAGTTGTGCAGCGGGTCGCTGCTGAAGCGGCCCATGTTGGGCAGCCACTCGTACTGGTAGCCGTCAAGGCACTTGATGCCGTCGGCGCACTCGTCGCGGTCGATCCAGACATCGCGCACGATGGCCTCGCGCGTGAGGTTGATGCCGATGTCGATCGAGAAAACCCTGGGCACGATGACCTGGCTGCCGGAGTCCATTCCCTGCCGTTGCAGGATCTTGGCCTTCGTCTCCACGCTCTCGCCTTGGATGTCGGCGTTCGCGTCGTGCGGCAGGTAGTGCCGGCCCCATCGGGCCTTGTTCTCTCTGCGCCATTCCTCCAGCACGTCAACCCACCAGTGTTTGAGGCCCCGGCCGTTGCCCTCGGTGTATTTGATGAATCGGTTGGTGAGCCCGATGCGCTGGTGCAGCCAGATCGCCGTGGCGTCGCTGGTGCCGAAGTCCCAAAAGGTGTTGACCGGGCTGCTCGGGTCGAGAGGCACTTTCGTGATGCGGCCCAGCTCGCGCAGCGTGGCCATTTCCTCGCCGTAGATCGCGCCCTCGATTGCTGCCTCGAATGCCTCGGCCGGCGTGGACGGGTATTCACGTTTCATGAGGCGCTTCAAGGTCCGGGCCTTGACCACATACCATGCCTGCTGCCAGGCATCGAGCTTGACGCCCTCCTTGGTGGCGAGCTCGCGGAAGTAGACGCGCATCTTCTCGGGGATGTGCACGCCGTTCGGGTCGAGCCGGTATTCCTTGGAGCGGTGCCACGGGAAAAAGTGCGGTTTGAACGACAACTGCGTGAGCTTCGATCCCTCGGCCTGCTCGCGCTGCGCTTCGGTTGTCAGGTCGTAGAACTCGCCCTGCGCACCCTCGGCGGTGGACTCCACCACGATGATCCCGTCCGACGGAACAGCCTCGAACGCGCCGGTCACGATTTCCTTGGCCTTGTCGGGGTGCCTGGCTGCCACCTTGCCCAGTTCGGACACGTGCAGCAATTGCAGCGTGCCGCCCCGGGCGCTGACGCCCACACTGATGCTGGAATCGTGGGCGAAGATGATTTCGCTGGCCGACATGCTCTTGACCGGGAACTGGTCGCGCACGAACTTCGGCAGGCGCTTGTACGCGAAGCTGATTTTGCGGAAAAGTTTCATCGCGTTGGGCAGCGTGTCCGCGATCACGCCCGCGTTGAAGTTCGGCACCCACATGGCCTGATCCAGCGCCATGATCATCATCAGTGTCGAGAACCCGAGTTGCCGGGCTTTCAGGATGATGTTGCGGTACCAGATCGAGCGGTAGAAGGCCTCTTGCTCCGGGTTCGGCTTGAACAGCACCGGCCGGCCGTTCTTGTCCTGAATCCAGTAGAGGTGAGTGAGCCGCCACCATGGGTCCGACCACTCAGCCGCCTGTAGGGGCGGCAGGTTTGATTCGGCTGGCTTCACTTGCGTGGACGCCGGTGATGAATGCGTGCAACTCGGCCAGGGCCTGGGCCTCCGCGGTGCCCTTCTGGCTGTTGTCCTTCTCGTAGCCGCCCAGGTGCTTCATCAGCATGTCCAGCGACTTGACGCGCTCGATCAGCTTGAACTTTTTCGTGTAGCCAACGAACACCCGATCGGCGCCGGCGCCCTTGAACTCTTCGAGCACCTCGATGCCGGCCAGGGCGGCGGCCGTGTCCGGGTCCAGTTCGTTGATGGGGATGGGAGATCCGTCGGGCTTGAAAAACTTCCGCGGGTCGAAAAACGCCAGTTTGGCGATCATCTGGACGGTGTTGGCCAGGGTCACGCCGGTGGCTTGCTCCACCTCGTCGCGCACGCGGCGCATGGCCTCGGCGTGGGCCTTGGCGACGTTGGGGCGCTGCAGGAGTTCGTAGGCGGTGATCGATGCCCGGGCCGGCGAGTAGCCTGCGGCGATGGCCGCGGCGGCGCGGTCGTTGCTGGCCACCAGTTCGCGCACGAAGGCCGCTTCTTTTTCGTTCAGCGGCTTGGTGTCGTCATTGGTCGCCTCGGCCTTGCTGCGGGGCTTCTTGCGGGCCGGCGCGGCTGCGCCTGGTGCTTTGCGGGTGGCCATGGGTCAGGCCTCCGGCGTGGGCAGGGGCTGGCCGGCGTTGATGGCCTTGGCGTGGCGTGCCCACCAGTCGGGCTGACACGTGCCCTTGCTGGCCATGGCAGCGCGCTCGGCGCGCCGATAGGCGCAGTCCTTGCACATGTTCCATGCCTCGTTGAGGTGGGGCTTGCCCTCGCTGTCAACCTCCACAAGTTGGACGGGCCGGCCCTGGCTGCGGGGCGGGTTGCGTAGCGTCTCATCGAGGTACAGCAGCCACTGCCGCTGCGACGAGAAGCACGGCGCCGCAGGGGGCGCGATGGCGTGCAAGTCGAAGGTGTCTCGGCGGAACATGCCGCCAACTGTACGGTTTTATACGGGTATTCCGCAACCGTTCGCGTTTTGCCGTGTAATTAACGGTTTTTCACGGTCAGTGGTGGCGATGACAGCAATTGTGTGACCCATGCGAGTGCCTTGCCAGACTTGACCTGGGCGCCGGTGACGCGCAAAACGAGCCAGCCCAGCAGCGCGGCCTCGTTGTATTTCTCCGCGTCATCCTCGAAGCCCTGCGGCCTGGTGTGACGGCCGCCCGATCGCGTGCCGCCCTCTACCTCCAGTGCCACGCGCCGGCCTGGCCATGCGAAGTCGAAGCGCCAGGCGCGCGTGTCGTGGAAACGGTGCTCTCGCACCATGCCGTCTTGCAACTTGCCGGCCTTGATGTGGGCGAGCATGCTCAGTTCAAGCGCCTCCCGGCGCGCCGCGCGCTCTGCGGCTTCTAGGGCCTGTGCGGGTGTGAGGGTCTTCTTCTTCATCGGCTGCCAAACAGGGCCATGCAACGGACCCTACGGGCCGTTGATGTCGGGTTCGACGCTAGCGGCGCCTGCGCATCTTTACATTTCTCGTTATCAACAAGTGCTCGCATTATTGGCTTTGATGATATACATTAATGCAAATGGGCAGCGCACAGGGCGAGGCCCAGCAACCGGGAGAGACACATGGCACGCTACATCCTGATCGACGCATACACCGCATGCATTTTTGGCGACAGCGCCGACATTGACGGCAAGGTCATCAACGGAACCCCTTGCGAGGTGGCCAAGGCCCTGGACGAATCCATTGGTGAGCACGGCCGCACCTATGTCGAGTTGAGCCGCGCCCCGGCCCGCGAAAGCGGGTACTACATCGTCTATCGCGCCGATGCTGATGGCAGCGACCAGGTGCCCACCGTGACGGACGGACAGGACCGGGAAGCCATCGCAGCCGTCATCGGGGCCTGCCCGGTTGACTGCTACGTTGAGTGGTCGCGCGCTGAGGACTGACCCTAGCCGCTCAGCCTCGCGTGCGGGGCTGGCGAGTGGGGCCAGTCGGCAACACATAGCCGGGAGATAGACATGACCATCACAGCCAAAGTTTTCGACAGAGAATCTTGCATGCTTGTCATCATGGGTCATCGAGACTCGTATGACAGGAGTCACCTTACGCTGGAAAAACTGCAACGCGAAGTGCAGTCGATCATGGACAACGACATCGTGCACGCTGAAACTTTCCTGCGGATGCAGCAGGCGCGCGAGTCGGCATCGGCGCTGGAAAAACTGGCGGGTGCCTGATGACCGCCCCAACAACTGCCACACAGGCAGCCCCCGCCCCCAAGCGCCGGGGGCGCCCGCCCGCACGCCCTGGCGAGGCCAAAACGGAATCCGTCCTGCTGCGCCTGACGCCAGCCCAGCGCGAGAAATTCGACGCGATGGGCGATGGGCAAAGTAGGTTTCGTGCATGGCTTGACAAGCAGCGTGTTTGAGGGCGCGTCGAACTGGTTGATGCAGGGGACGCCTATCGGCGACCCTGATCGCCAGCGTTGGGCGGCTGCTTTCCCCAGTAGTTCCACATGGCCGATTGCAGCGCTTTGATCGCTTCGGCTTCCGTGGTGGCCTTGGCGAGCGTG